TGCTTTGCCACCACCTGATGATGATCTTGCTGCTATGTCCTTAGGACGTATAGTAACAATATCTGAACAGGGTGCCAAGCTAAGAACTGTTGCTGTACCTAAAGCATCAGTACAATGTGCTCTTTCTTCTATGAACAACGACCTTCAGTTGTTGCTCAAGAGCTTAGAGACAGATTGTACTTTTGACCAGGATAAGGGACCTCAGTTTGCATACAAAAAGTTGGAAGAAGGAATCAATATCCATTCTGTCGATTTATCGTCAGCTACGGATAGGTTCCCCCTGCAACTACAATTGTACGTTTTGAAGTCCCTTGGGTATTCTGGTAGTAATTATAAGATTATGGAAAGTTTACCTGAATCCATATGGATGATGGATAATCAACCAATATCTTATGGTGTAGGACAACCTATGGGTTTAATCCCATCTTTTGCATTATTTGCTCTAACACATAACGTTATTTTGAATAACATTTGTTATCCCAAATACGATCCCAATGACACTTTTCGTGTCCTTGGGGATGATGTGATTATTGCTAATGATGAGGTTGCCATAACCTATAAAAAAGTACTTGAAGCTCTGGATGTACCTATCTCTCACTCTAAGAGTGTGGAGTCTAAGTTACTTGCAGAGTTCGCTGGTAAAGTAATTACCACAGAGGGTATTATTACCCCCGTCAAAGTACCAAAAAAAGTCAATTGACTTTAATTTTATAAATTACATTAAAACTTTAGGGCCTAAAGCAGTCGATAACCTCCCTAAGAGATTTAAAGGAGTTGCTAGATATTTTCTAGACGTTCCAGAAGATCTCGGTGGATTTGGTTTCAACCCTTTAGGATTGTCCTACTGGTTAAGAGCTACAAAAGTAGCTCCTGATAGTGAGACAAAGACAGTACCTAAGTTTAGTTCCGTGAAGTCTGAACTCATCCTTAATTCCATGGAAACATGGGATGAAGGTGAGAAAATGATTTTACAATGGCTTACCGACCAGGTAGACCAAGGTGAAAATAGGTTATTGGAGTTGGCTTCTAGCCTTTCTCCTATCTCCACTGATATAATTAGTTGGAGATATGTACTACAACAGTTTGCTCCCCTTGAACTTCAAGGTTTGGCATTCAAATATAGTACAACACCTAAAGATGATCATAACTTCAACTCTAGTCCTCTTAAGGACTTGAGTAGAAGGATGAGACAAGGACAAAATTATGACAGGAAATATAGATCTAATTCCCGAGGTTCTATGCCTCGAAGATAGGCCTCCTAAATCTGTATTAAGAGAACTATACAGGGCTTACCTACCTCTACCGAGGTCAGCTAAGAAGGTGGTCAAACCTTATTTGCATAACCTGGTATACATAGGTGAAACATGGGACATCTCTATAGATGACTGTATTTCATATATCTTGTTATGTCATACACAAG